CATACAAAGAAAGACAATCACTGTCCGGGACAAAGCCTACGCATTCGACAGTATCGTTGACGAACTTGCTAGCTATTCTATTTGTAAGGTTGTTCATTGTTTATTCTCCTACAAGAATTTTGTTTTGTTTATAGTTCTATTATATATTATCGTGTAATAAATTACAAGACTAAATCATCGAAATTTATTAAATTTGGATAGTCGTTGATGTCCCACTTGTTTTCCCAAAACTCTTGCGGGTAGTTCAAAAAGTAAACAACCTTGCTATTTCGAAGTCTGTTCCGTATTTTCCTCGCTGCGGTCTCTCCTGGATTGTCAGGGTCTAGTGCTAATACGATAGTTCGAAAAGGCATTTTCTTTAGAAGTTCGAACTGATTACCTCCTCCAACTCCCATCAGCGCTACCGCAGGGATCCCAAGCGTCCAAAGTGTCAAACAGTTGATAG